CGTAAAACATACTCTTTGTATTCAATCATTTGTGTTGTACTATATAGTATAGTTTAATCTTTATATCCCACACGAAGGGTGAGACTCTAAATCCATTGATTGTCTTGGACTTGGTAATATTTTGTCTGGTGTTTTTGGACGTGTCATCCATTTTTTTATAGCTTTTGTTACACGTGAATCGTCTTGTATAATTAGAACATTATTTGAAATTATACTTAACCCATTACATACGTCGGGTTTATTTTGTTTATCGGGAAACGTTTCGTTAAAAGCCTCTACACTATGACCAGGTATATCCGGTGCTTCATCGAGTAATCGATCGTAATCTAAACGCACTTTATTCACGAAATCTAAAACGTCTTCACGATATTTCGTTTCGAGTGATAATTCCATATCAATATTCCTATAAAATTTTGAATATTGGACGGACATAACCGAATGTGCTTCCATCATACGTGAAGAATTGTTAAACTTTGATATAGATGTAAGTATACCCGCAACAACATTCATAAACGCGAAAAAGTATTGAAAAATAACGATTTTTTGTTTTTGTTGACTGGACATGTTATCACTATCCGGGCTCAAAACTGCAAACCCACCAACACCCGTAATACTCGATATGATTATACATGGGTACGATAACCAATCGTTTTGTTTCTTATAAAACATACGCGCGTGGTTGTGTAACCATCTATATCCGGCAGCCTTTTCGGCCCATCGGATTAGGAGTTGTTCTTGTTTTGGACACCAGTGATGTTGTTCTGAGGTGTTGTCTCCCATTACTCTTTCTTAGAAAATAAATAAGCATACTCCCGTGCCTGTGTATCTACAATCTCGTTCTTTTCGTTACCATTATGTGCCTTGACCCACTTTACATCAACAAACTCAATTTTACGCAGAAGGTATAACATGTGTACCCATAAATCTTTATTCTTTACATTTTCACCTTTACTCGTTTTCCAACCGTTACGTTCCCAATTCTTCGACCACTCGAGTAATCCCATTTTTACATAATTACTGTCTGTATATACAGTTACAGTATCGTGTCCTAATTCTATACACTTCTCGAGTGCTTTTATGACCGCGGTCATTTCCATTGCATTGTTTGTGGTTACCTTAGCACCACCTCTACCTATATACTTGTCTATAACATACGCCCAACCACCTGGACCGGGGTTTCCTAGACAACTTCCGTCCGTGTAGACTTCTATCATACTTACTAGTATATACGATAAAATCTTTATATTTCGACAACGTGTTCCTTTTTATAAGGGAAACAGTAATAGTAACATTTAACCACTGGATTAAACAATAGACACGAACCAACCACAGTTCCAAAAATTATTAAAAATGTGTATGTTGGTTCCATTTATATAATACACGCGTAATTCTTTATCTTTCAGTTTCAGTATCATCATCGCAACACGATTTTGGGCAGAAAAGTGATAAGATTATAACACCAAGTATGGTAAAGGTTACTGATATTCCAACTATAAAATTCATTATATTTATATTACTACTTAAAATTTTAAGTCTCTTTGAAACAAAATGAATAATTATCAGGATTGGGATCCAGTTGTTATCCGTGGTAAAATTGATAAAACGCGTGAAAAAGAAAAATACGTCAAGTTCATGGGACAAGAAATTAGGTTACCGAAACGGGGTCAGTATTCGGGAAAATCACCTGAACAGAAACTGGATGAAGCTGAATTGGCCGGTACACACAAGAAAGTAAGTAAAGAAACGGGGTTAACGATCCAAAGGGCGCGTGTTGCAAAACAATATACACAAAAAGATCTCGCGGGTCTTATAAACGTATCAACAGATATTATCTCTTCATACGAATTAGGTAAATCGATTCCGGATCCTAACGTCATGCAAAAACTGCGTCGAGTTTTGGGTGTTAAACTCTAATCACTATCAATATGAACGATACAATAGGTAAAAAAATTCAACGTATACGTATAGAAAGAAGTCATACACAAGTCGAGCTTGCACATAGAATTCGCGAAACTTTAGATACCATAAACAAAATTGAAATGGGAAAAATAGAAGCAAATTGGTACATACTTGAAAAAATACAAAACTATTTTAAGGTTAAACTTTAAAATTTGGTCTAAATTTTAATTTTTAAATTGTAAATTTTATTTATTTTTTAAATTTTTAAACGCTTAGTAGACGCTTAGTTGGAGAACGCGAGGCCACCCATACCCGATTGGATTCTGAGGACGTTGTAGTTCGTGGCGAACATGTTAAGAGTATTCTTATCGGACGCCGAAGCTCTTGGAGACGAGGCACCCTTGACCGAAATGGAGACTTGCGCGTTGTCGATTCTGGAGAAGTTGCAGGTACCCGTTGGTTGATGCTCTTCTGGCTTGAGCGCAAAAGAGTACGCGTAGACCCCTGGCATTGGGGAGGCGGAGTGGTGGACGAATGGTTGGACGGAGTTAAAGTACTTACCGCCTTGTTCCTTGAATCTGTCTTGGCCGTTGAGGACCAACTTGAAGGAGTCGAGTGGACCCGAAGTTTCTTCATCGAATTGCGCGAGGCCGATCAAAGATGGCGCACCCGCGGCACCTGGGGCAATCGCGACGTTCGAGTCTTCAACCGATGCGAGAGCGGAAGACACCGTAACCGAGGTGTCAGTAAAGTTCCACACACCGTTCGCGTCACCGATAACGTTGGAGGATTCAGTGGTACACCAGACCAATTCCTTGACTGGGTGGTTGTACGACAATCTGATTTGCTTGGTCGCACCAGCGGAAGACGCCAAAGAGTCCGAGCCAGTGTGTTGGACTTGTTCAATCAAGTATTCGTGACCCTTTTGCGCAAATCGTCTGCGTTCTTCAGTGTCAAGGTAAATGTAGTTACCCCACACCTTCAAGGAGTCGAAGTTCGCGTAACCGTCCGCCAAGTCAATGTCAATTCTGACTTCGTGGTATTGCAAAGCAATCAATGGCAAGGCCAATCCTGGGTTTCTGTTAAAGAAAAAGATCAATGGCAAGAAAACCTTTTCGTTGTCGATAGTCGCCGAAGTCATCTTACCGTAGTTCAACTTCGTGGCTTCGTCCATGTACAATTCCGCGTACAATCTCCACCACTTTTGGTAGTGCTTGTCGATTCTTTGACCACCGATGGACAATTCGACAGTAGAGATCGCGGATTCCGCAATCCACGCATCTTTAGTAACACCTGGTGTTCCGGCACATTGCAATTCAACGTACATGTCCGAGATCAAATCACCATTTCTGGCGACCGTGACGGAAACGCGACCACCAGCCGCGGCAGTACCGTTGACAGTTTGTTCGATGTTTTCCATCGCAAAGTTAGTGTGACGTTTGTAGACCGCCTGGAAAAAAGTGACTTTTGGGTTACCAGTCAAGTAGACATCTTGGGCGCCGTAGGCGACGAGTTGCATGAGACCACCGGCCATATTGTTTGTTTTTGTACTATAGGCTGAGATTTTTTTTTCGGGTGAAACCTGCGAAAAAACTCAATCCTATTTTTCCTGGTACATATAAATGTCGAACCAAGAAGAAACACTTCTTGAACCAACTGAAGAAATTGAGGAAAATAGAGAAATTGAAGATGAAGAATATGGATCTGAAACTGGATCGAATATTGAAGAAGATGAACTCCCAGATATCGATGAATTAGAAAATGAAGATTTTGATGAGTATATGGAAGATGAGCCATATATGATGGATATGGGTGGACTCTTAAGTTCGGTCCTCGCGACCGAAGAAGGTGACACTGTGTGTTCCGCACTGGTAAATATTTCCAGACAGATGGAAGTTCAAAACAAAATTCTTATAAAAATGTTATCTCAGATGCAAAAAAATTAACTTAGAAAAATAATCCATATGTAATAAAAGAAAATGGAGGAAACACATTTTATTAGTTCGGAATCAAATCAACGTGAATCCAATGCTATTATGTGGTCTAACCAGATTCAATCACTCAACCCTGAAGAGTTTATGCACCTTCTATCACAATTAGAAGATATGTGGGACATCAATGCTACGGATAATAGTATGATATCGTTCCAACTCGGATATAAAAACTTTATAAATCCTCAGGACCTCGACCCTGAAACGGGATTACCCGTTCGGTTTGACGTTGAACTTGTTTCTGGAAACCATAAACGCCTGAAACTGCAATTGGGACAAATGTATCATCGGGCTGAAGTTTTAAAACTTTTAGATACGGAAGACGATGAAGATATGAAAATATCCATGCGTATAAATCGTCTTATTGATCAGGTCGACGATGCATGGCAAATTATTTTTAGGGCGGCTCGTATACACGAACGTATCAATAACCCGACGTATGTACCAATAAACCCAGAATCAGACCCATCTATTTTTAGATGTTCGACCATGGAAAATATAGAGGAATTAGCACCATACCAACAGGCCATTCTCGCATGTTTACAAAACCTTTACGAAACGAATGTTAAAAGATACAAGGGGTACTGTTGTACACAAATCAAGACCGAAGATGGTAAAGATACACGTGCGTGGAAACAGGTTGAAACAATACAAGAATACGTTTATGGGGTTGCACAAAAAGAAACACGGTATGAACTTTGGAAAAATTTATCGAGTCGTGGATCAGCGTATAACGATGTTATTCGACACTTAACACACTGTAAAGATATGCAGTTCCCAGAGATTATTAAAAATAGACATGTTTGGTCGTTTAAAAATGGAATTTTTATAGGTAAGGAGTGGTCGGCACAAACGGGACTTTATGAATCGAACTTTTATACGTACGAGTCGCGTGAATTTAAAAATCTTGATCAAACCATCGTAAGTTGTAAATATTTCGATAAGGAATTTACGAATTACGAACACCTCGAGAACTGGTATGATATTCCAACACCATTTTTTCAATCTATTCTCGAGTACCAAAAGTTTGATTCGGATGTATCTAAATGGATGTATGTTATGGGTGGCCGTTTATGTTTTGGTGTAAATGATATAGATACATGGCAAGTTATACCTTTCTTAAAAGGTATTGCGCGTTCAGGTAAATCGACGCTTATCACCAAAGTGTTTCGTAAATTCTATAACGCAGATGATGTACGTACACTTTCAAATAATGTTGAAAAGAAATTTGGTTTATCGTCTATTTATGATGCATTTATGTTCATAGCCCCCGAAGTAAAAGGTGATTTACAACTCGAGCAGGCTGAATTTCAATCTATCGTGTCTGGTGAAGATGTATCTATTGCAGTAAAACACGAAAAAGCTAAATCGTTTGAATGGACAACACCTGGTATCCTTGGTGGTAACGAAGTTCCAAACTGGAAAGATAATTCAGGGAGTGTTTTGCGTCGTATTCTTACGTGGAACTTTGGTAAACAAGTCAAGGATGCTGATCCAACACTCGAATATAAACTTGATGCCGAATTACCCGTCATACTTCAAAAGTGTATTCGTGCTTATCTTGAATATGCGCAAAAGTATGCAGACCGAGATATTTGGAATGTTGTTCCCGAATATTTCAAAACAGTTCAGAAACAAGTTGCCACTATCGCGAGTACACTTGAAAACTTCATGCAATCTACGGGTGTAAAATACGGTAAAGACTTATTTTGTCCACAAAAAGAATTCGTTGCGTTATTCAATTCACATTGTCAAGCAAATAATCTTGGTAAACCCCGTTTTACTCAGGATTTTTACGTAGGTCCGTTCAGTCAGCGTGAAATAGAAGTTCGTGAAGTAACACTCACATATAAGGGTCGTAATTATCCCAGACAGGCGTTCATATTTGGATTAGATATAGTGACTGAAGATATTACATTTGGTAACGAATATTAATTAAAATATCATATTAGAATAAGATATGGATCCCAGGCAATTCGTAAAAAATTCGAATGTGTCTATTCAGACAGAATCTAAAGTGGTACCAACTAAAAAAAGTGGACTCAAAATTGGAAAATTTCATCCGGGTATGTACAATGTTCTTGTAAACAAAAAGTTTTCAACAACTGAAAAACGTGTAGATTTACAATACATTTTAAAACAAAAACCAAAGGGGCACGCTCAAATAGCACCCGGTTTAACCATAGATCTTAACGAGATTAAAGGATATTTCGGAAGGTTTCAGACAGGTGCCATACACACGTCTAATTTTGGTTTAAAAGGTGATTTAACTAAAAACTTCTTTTCGGTACAGTTAAGTGGATACACCATGGATGGAACTGAAAGTAAAAATTTCACGTTTGTTATTTACAGTAATGGTAAAATTCGTTTTTCGGGTGGGTTTTTAGGGTCCAGTAATCTCAAAAAACAACCCGAAGCTTTGCGTAAATATTTAATTGATACGTATACACAAAAACAGGGTTTTTTATATAATGAAATTGAATATAACAATATTGCAGGGTTCTTTAATACAAACGTAAACTTTGATTTAACAAGAATTTCACGACAAAATCCAGTAAAAGCACAAAGTGTTAGTTACGAGTCTGAATTAACACCTTTTTTATACATGACGCACAAAGATCATAATTTTGTTCTATCGACTAAATCTGGAAAACTTGGTTCGGGTGTCGTTCAAGTTCAAGGTGAAAGTGATCCAGATGACCTCGAAAACGCGTACAGAGTGGGTGTTGATATGGTAAAACTACTTCATGTTTTAGGGTACACAATGGGTTTAGTAAACCGTGATGTAAATGCACCAAAACTCCCTATAATGAAAAGTGTAAAAGCGTCTACGTGCCCTAAACCACGTCGCCCACCATGTAAAAATGGTTTTGAAGTTCGTAAAAATCCACAGGGATCAGATTGCTGTTTTAAAATACCAAAGAAACGGAGTGTTTCTAAGAAAAAAAGTACACCTAAAAACGTTTCTATTTCTTATGATAAAGATGGTACAATGAAAATAGGTGGACGTAAATGTGATAGACTTACAAAACCCGTTTTACTCGACGTTGCTAAAAAGTTGGGTGTTGTTGGTGTACGCGAAAAAAATACTAAAAATGTTATATGTTCAGCACTCGATGCAATTGAGAAAGGAACGTCCAATGTAAAGGTAAATGGAAAATTGTGTCGAACAATGAAAAAAGACCAACTCGTTGCGATGGCATTATCTAAGGGTATCACGATTGACGATAAGGATACTGTAAAAACACTTTGTCAAAAACTTCAAAATAAACCGAAAACAGCAAATTCACCAAATTCACTTGCAAATGAAATGGAAAGGGCTCTTTTGAAGAGAAATAGAAACGTGATCAATCAGAGAAGAAAACTCAATGATACAGGTATAAGAAACGATCTCGTTAGAATGTACGGTAAGAAATGGATGACAAAGTATGGTAAAGTTATGGATTTGAATAAAGATATACGTGATGTAAAGAGAGAATTAAATAAGGCTGAAAAGAATAATTCTCTTAACGTCACGTCACGTAACGGTGTTATACGAAAGATGGTCGCAAACGACATCAAAAAAGCTATGGTCAAAAACATGAAACTTAACCAAGAAAATACACTTAAGAAAAAACTTCTCCGAAATGAAGCACAAAAGTTATACGGTAAGTTTGGTAAAAATATGGTAAATAACGTTATAAAATATGCGACGAATTTACCAAAAACATACGCTCTTAATAGTAGTAAAATAAAGAATTACGTTACAATAAAACGTCAACTTCAACAAAAT